ATATGACATTTGATGTGTTGGTGAGAAATTTCTTTGACACTGATTCTAATCCAGTTGTTATTGAGAAATTTACTAACTGTAATATGGACCCGTTCTCTAATAACTTTGTTGCTAAGAAAATTGGTACTACTAATGGTGAGTACGCATTACTTTCAAAATATGTGATGATTGAGATGGCTGATGAGGCACCAATAGATGCAATTCCTTGTGGATTTGAAGGATACACTCAAAGAGAATATGATAATGTGTTAAACCCGTCTCCGGTTCCAAAATTCAAAACAAAATATTTCTTCCCTGGTGAAACTATTGCAAACCCACCATTTGGGGCTGCGACAGGTGGTTCTAATTTAGTGGAATCTCCGGGAGATATTGTTAGAAGAACTTATTTAGGTTTCTCAACACAATATGGTATTGATGAATCATTCTTAACTTATAAAGGTAGACAAAACCCACAATCTTGGGTTGTTGCACCTCAACCAATTGAAGGAGCAGCTTGGAATTATGTAAGTAAAGGTTTCCACATGGACTCAGGAGCTACAGTAGTTACAATTTCAAATAGTTCATTGACTAGTGGTCAAACAGCATTTGAATGTGGTACCGCGGAATTTAGAACTGACCCAGAAACACAAGAAAATCCTTACTACTTCATTTACTCAAGAAAATATACTTTATGTTTTGCGGGTGGATTTGATGGATGGGATATCTATAGAGAGTTTAGAACAAATCAAGATAGATTTCAATTAGGTCAATCAGGATTCTTGGCGGGAGCATCGTCTTCTACAAGATACCCTAATGCTACAGGTAGTGGTTTATTTAAAAGAATTACAGTTGCTAACAATACTCAAGACTTTGCTAACACTGACTACTATGCATACTTACTTGGTATATTAACGTTTAGAAATCCTGAGGCGACAAACATTAACGTGTTTGCAACTTCAAGTATTGACTACATTAATAACTCAAATCTTGTTGAAGAAGCAATAGATATGATTCAATACCAAAGAGCTGACTCGGTTTATATTGCAACAACACCTGATTATAATATGTACACTCCTGACGCTACAAACCCTCAAGATATCATTTATTCTCAAGAGGCGGTTGATAACTTGGACAATACAGGAATTGACTCTAACTACACTGCGACTTATTATCCTTGGATTTTAACAAGAGATACAGTTAACAATACACAAATTTATTTGCCTGCAACAGGTGAAGTTTGTAGAAACTTAGCGTTAACAGATAACATTGCTTTCCCATGGTTCGCATCAGCGGGTTACACAAGAGGTCTTGTAAATTCTGTTAAAGCGAGAGTTAAATTGACTCAAGAAGATAGAGATACACTTTACCAAGGTAGAATTAACCCTATTGCAACTTTCTCTGATGTTGGTACGGTTATTTGGGGTAATAAAACATTACAAATTGCTGATACTGCTCTTAACAGATTGAACGTAAGAAGATTACTACTTCAAGCTCGTAAATTAATTTCAGCAGTGGCGGTAAGATTATTGTTTGAACAAAACGACCAAATCGTTAGACAGCAATTCTTAGATAGTGTTAACCCAATCTTAGACTCAATTAGAAGAGATAGAGGTTTATACGATTTCCGTGTAACTGTTTCGTCTTCACCTGAGGATTTAGATAGAAATACTTTAACAGGTAAAATTTACTTGAAACCGACGAAAGCGTTAGAGTTCATCGATATTGAATTCTTCATTACTCCAACAGGAGCATCGTTCGAGAATATTTAATAAAAACCATAAGTGGGGATACGTCCCCACTTTTTAGCCAATTATGAAAAAAAATACATTAAAAGAAGGAATTGATGAACAAGGTACACCCGATATGAAATATTATGCATTTGATTGGGATGATAACATAGTTCATATGCCAACCAAAATTATGGTTAAAACTGAAAACGGTGATGAAATTGGTATGAGTACTGATGATTTTGCTGAATACAGACATCAATTAGGAAAAGAACCTTTTGAGTATGATGGTGAGACCGTTGTTGGATATGGTGAAGAACCATTTAAAAATTTCCAAACACCGGGAGATAAAAACTTTTTGATTGACTCAATGAGAGCAAAACTTGGACCGGCATTTGATGACTTTAGAGAGGCGATTAACGGAGGTTCTATCTTTTCCATAATAACCGCTCGAGGACACAATCCTAACACCTTAAAACAAGCCGTTTACAATTACATAATTGAAGGGTTTAATGGTATCGATAAAGATGAGTTAATTAAAAACTTAAAAAAATATAGAAGTATTTCAGGTGATGATGAGATGAGTGATGATGAATTAATAAAAACATATTTAGATATGTGCAGATTTCATCCTGTTTCGTATAACGACCCTGAAGGTGCTGCTAATCCTGAAGAGGCTAAAGTTCGTGCAATGGATAAATTTGTGGACCATATTAAAAATATCTCTTCTAATTTAGACAAAAGGGCGTTCCTTAAAAAAGAAGTGAGTAATAATTTTGTCCCATCAAAACCAACTATTGGATTTTCAGATGATGATATTCGAAATGTAGAAGTTATGAAAAAACACTTCAAAGACAAAGAAGACAATATTGTAAAAACTTATTCAACAGCAGGAGGAATAAAAAAAGAATATTAACTAGAATTAAAGAACTAGTATTAAATAATTAAATAAAAAAACTAGTTAAATTAACTAGAATTAAATAAACTAGACTGGAATATAATGATAAACATTTAATTTCAGAAAGTCAATAAAAATATTTTCCATTTGGATATATTTATGATAATAAACAAAGAAAACTAATTTAAAATAATATGGCTGATTTATTGATGAAAATGCCGATTCCTTACGAACCGAAAAGACAGAATCGATTCATACTAAGGTTTCCATCAAGCTTAGGGATTAACGAATGGTTTGTAGAAAGTGCTGCAAGACCATCAATTAAAATTGCTTCAACTGAGATTCAATTTTTAAATACTTCAACGTATGTTGCGGGAAGATTTAACTGGGATGAGATTTCTGTTAAATTTAGAGACCCAATTGGGCCTTCTGCATCACAAGCTCTTATGGAGTGGGTTCGTTTACATGCTGAATCTGTTACAGGTCGTATGGGTTATGCTGCAGGTTACAAGAAAGATATTGACCTTGAAATGTTAGACCCAACAGGAGTTGTTGTTGAGAAATGGATTTTATATGGTACATTCTTAACAGGAGTGAATTTTGGTTCATTAGGATACAGTACTGATGCTCTTGCTGATATTACTGCGTCGCTTCGTATGGATAGATGTGTGTTAGTTTACTAATACTATTTATAAAAAATCAATACTAATTATATTTAACCGTAAAGACATAAACTTTACGGTTATTTTTTTATATGGAAAATCAAGCAATCGAATACGGACAACAAAACTTTACGTTACCACACGATGTAGTACCACTACCATCGGGAGGAGTGTTTTACAAAAATAAAAAGAAATCTATCAAGGTAGGTTATCTAACGGCAAATGATGAAAACATTTTAATGGCGGGTGGAAATGATATGACCACAACACTATTAAGAAGTAAAATCTATGAACCGGACCTTAGAGTCGAGGATATGTTAGAAGGTGATGTAGAGGCGGTTTTAATCTTTTTAAGAAATACTGGTTTTGGGCCAGAAATTAATTTAAATCTAATTGACCCTTCAACAAGAAAACCATTCCAAGCTACAGTTCCTTTAGATGAATTGGATGTTATTAAAGGGCAGATACCAAATGAGGATGGTACTTTTATTACTCAATTACCTAAATCACAAGCTACGGTTAAATTAAGTCCGTTAACTTATGGTGAAGTTTTAGAAATAAGTAAATTGGAAGAATCATATCCTAAAGGAAGAGTGGTACCAAAAGTTACTTGGAGATTACAAAAAGAAATTATAGAGGTAAATGGAAGTACTGATAAATCAGAAATAGCTAAGTTTATCGAACAAATGCCGATTTTGGATTCAAAATTCATAAGAAAATTTATGAATGATAATGAACCAAGATTAGATTTAAGTAGAGTTGTAATCACCCCATCAGGAGAAAAGATGACAGTTAATGTCGGATTTGGGGTTGACTTTTTTCGTCCTTTCTTCTGATTATAGAAGAGGACAGATAGATGAATTCTACTATTTGAACAAATTAATGAATATAACTTATCAAGATTTTCAAGCAATGCCACTATTTGTTAGAAAATATTTATTAGATAAGTGGATTGAAGATAACACAAAGGACTGAAAACTCAGTCCTTTTGTATTTATATTAAAATACTATTTTAAATTATGGCAACAACACCTAACGCTAACCCTAGTTCAACCCCTAGTGTTACTCCGGATTTAACGTTCGCACAGAAACTTGCTAAAGAGGCGACTGTAGATTGGACCACTTTAGCCAAAGCTATTGAGAATAGTTACAGAATTTCTGTTGAAATTAATAAAACTTTTGGTCAAGGGCAAGAAAGATTATCTGAATTGATGAAGTCGGTATCCGATGCGGTACCAAGAATTACTCGTTTAGGGGGTTCTATTACGGATGTTCAAACAACCATGACCGGTATTGCAGAAGCATCAAGACGTAATGTTATTGCAAATACTGAAGATGTAGAAAAACTTTATGCCGCAACACAAGTTGTTGGAGGGTCTGCTCAAGAATTGAGTAATGCTTTTTTAGATGTTGGTGTTGGTATTGAACAAGTTGGAAAACAATTAGAAGATTCTGTTAACTATGTTCGTAGTATTGGTGGTAATACCAAAGCGGTAATGGCTGATGTTAGTAAGAATATGGACCAAATGAATCGATACCAATTTGTTGGTGGTGTTCAGGGGTTAACTAAAATGGCAGCTCAGGCGTCTATGTTGAGATTTGATATGAATCAAACATTTCAATTGGCGGATAAAGTACTTGACCCTGAGAACGCAATTGAAGTGGCATCGGCGTTTCAAAGATTAGGGGTGTCTGCAGGTAATTTATCGGACCCGTTCCAATTAATGAATCAGTCAATTAACGACCCTTCAGGTTTACAAAATAGTTTGGCGGATGTTGCAAAACAATTTACATACTTTGACGATAAAACTAAAACCTTTAAAATTAATCCTCAAGGTGTTTTAACACTTAGAGAAATGGAAAAACAAACAGGTGTTAGTGCAAAAGAAATGTCAAAAATGGGTCTTGCCGCCGCAGAGTTAGACCAAAGATTATCTGCGGTTAATATGGCTGGTTTAAATGTTAAAGAGGAAGATAAACAATATCTTGCAAATATTGCCAAAATGGGTGAAGGTGGTGATTATGAAGTTAAACTTACAAATGAAAAGGGTGATGAATATACTAAGAAATTAAGTGATATTACTCAAACGGAGATGGATAAGTTAATAAAAGAACAAAAAGAAGGACCTAAAACTCTTGAAGAAATCGCAATTGCTCAATTAGATATTGATAAACAGACTTTAGCTGCCGTTGGAGGTATGAGGGACGCATTTGCGTATGGTACAACAAGTCCAAAACAAGTGAGACAAGGTGTTGCAGGAGCTCAAAGAGCGGCTAAAACAGTTCTTAGTGAAACTTCGGACGCCATTAAAGCAAAAGATTTTAGGGATTTAAGTGAAGGTGTGTTAACCACGTTAGGTAATGTTGCTAAAGATTTAAAAGATGGTAATAAACCTCTTACTGATGTTTTATCAAATGGATTAAATGGACTTGGAACTACTTTAGACGCATCTCAAAAAAGATTTACTGAAGTATTAAAAGAGGTTGGAGAAAAAATTGCTGCGAAATTAACAAATCAAACAGGCGGGGAGAGTGTATTAAAAAGTGGTGTTAATAAAGTGGTTGAATCTTACGGAGGTAAAACATCTACTTCTTCATCACCATTAACATCTTCTATTGACAATAAAATACAAACGTTACAGAATAATAATAACATTGGTAATAATGCTCAGGTAAATAATGCTAAAGTAGATGTGAGTGGTAAAATTGAAATTGATGTTAAAGCGCCTACAGGTGTTTCAACGGAACAAATGAAACAAATGTTCGATAAAGAAATTAACGGAATTGCGTTCCAAGACTATATGAGTAAATTTGTGAATTCAAATAACTCTAAAGAACCGGTTTCTAAAACATATACTGCGTAAGTTTCACTAAATAAAAACTCAACCTTAATCTATTTATAAATAAAAATCATAGATGTCAAATAGTCCATTAGATTACGTAAATTCGGATGGTTTCAGAAAGAAATTAATAACAAGGAATTTAGTACCTTATGCTAAATCTCCAAGTAGACCTTCTGTACAAGTTCCGTATGAACATATTCAGTCAGATTTATCAGTTATTGATAGTCCTGACCAACTTATTGATGTCCCATCATTAGCGAATCAACTATATCCTCTAAATCGATATGGTAATGAGGGTGGGTATCTGCAAGTTCCTGACCCAAATGGATTAACCAATACTATTTCTAATCAAGGAGAATACGGACCAGGTCAACAAGATGCTCATATTGTTGATGAGGGTTATGATGCGGTAAGATTATGGAGGCCATTAAATGCTTATGCTGATGGGTTAAATGTGTTTGACTCAGCAGAATCATTTTCAAGTTTAGAAACAGTTAGACCTGACCAAGATAGGCAAGGTAACGGACAACCATATCCGGGACCAATTGTTGCCTCATCGTATTCTCCATTATCAATCTTATTATCAACTAACCCAACCGGTAGTAATGGTAATTTGAGCCAGGATTCATATATTGCTCGTTTAGGTGCACAAACACTTAGAAATGAATTCCAAGAAAGAATTGCTGCTCGAATAAGACTTGAAACAATAGGACAAGCCAACATTTTAAATGTTACAAGTGGTACTGACTTAGTTAATATTTTATCAGGACAGGTTCCAATATTAGAACCAAACTGGCAAATAACGGTTCCTTCGAATCCAATAACAGCTGCCGCGGATTTTGCTCTTAGATTAGGAGGTAGTATTTTACCTGTAAGTTTAATTCCGGGGTCCTATTTTGACCCAGCGATTAATCCGGGTCAGCCTACAACAATTCAACAAGTTACAAACGCAATTGCCGGAACAACTGTTGGAAACTTTTTTAATCAATTATTAGGTGCGGGTCAAACCGGTTCACAAATTTTTTATAACAATACAGGCGCAGGTCAAAAATCACGTTTGTTTAAAAACATTGATTATAACAAATACAAACCAAATTTTGATAGAAGTGTGTTTGATAGAGTTGCGGGGGCTTTAACCGGAACATTATCAGATAACAGTAATTTCTATGTTGGGTCAAGAAATTCTGACCCGTCAAGAATATTTTCTCCGGGAGGAGATTTACCTGTTGACCAATTTGGTAAAGAGCAACAATCACCAGTATATGGACCTCAAGAGCTGGCTCAATTATATGAGGGGCCAAGTCAAGATGTTAGATTAGGTGCTAATGGGCCTACATATTCTAATGGTGGTGGTATTGAAGGTGGTTTTACTTGGGTTTCTCCTAAGTATAAAGATAATGCCGGAAAAAAAGTTGGTTTAGGTGGCGTTGTTACAGATGAGGATGAAGACTTTAAACCTTCATCTTATAATACAACTGAATCGACAAATAGAACTTTTAAAGGAGGTTCTATTTTAGATGATACTCAGAGATTAATTAACAGTCAACCTCAAGGAGGTCGAAGATTACAACACGTAGGTAATGCTATTGACCAAGTTAGTAAAGTTTTCCACGATGGATATAAAGAAATAACTAAAGGTTCTAAAGTTTATCGATATGTTGGTGCTGTTGGTCAAGAGGTTGGTACTGAATATTGTCGTATTTTTGCAAAAGATGTTCCATATTTACAATACAATGATTTACAAAAGGTCGATGGTATTACAACATCAGGTAGAAGATTTTCTGATTCGGTATTTGATAATACCTATAACTTAAACATAGTACCAAACAAGCAAGAAGGAGGGCAAGATTCAACTAACCTTATTGGTGGTATGAATAATGGGTATGCTAAAAAATATATGTTTTCATTGGAGAACTTAGCGTGGAGAACCTCGAGTACTCCGGGATTTTCAGTTGCGGATTTAGCGATATGTGAGAGAGGTCCTAATGGAGGTAGAGTTATGTGGTTTGCTCCTTATGGGCTAAGTTTTACTGAACAAACTCAAGCGAATTGGAATTCAAGTGAATTCCTTGGTAGACCGGAGCCTATCTACACTTATAAAAGTACATCTCGTTCAGGTAGTTTAACGTGGAAGATAGTTGTTGACCATCCATCGGCATTGAATGTTGTAGTTAATAAAATATTAAGTAATGAAACTAATAAAGTTAGAGTTGATAGCATTTTAGAATCATTCTTTGCCGGGTGTAGAAAATATGATTTATATGAATTGGCTAAAAAATATTATACTGTTAATCCAAATGATTTATATCAATTACAAGAGGCGATTTCATCAAAAGAAACAACTAAAGAACAAACTGAGTATATTAAAAAAACTATTCAAACTGGTGTTAATTCACCAACAGGTGCGGATGTTAATGTAGCTCAAGAAGGTGGTGGTGGAAACACTAATGTTGATTTTAAAAAATATGAACAGTTAGGGTTTTATTTTGGAAATGATTTTCCTAAGAAAGATAAACCGATTCCTAATTACACTGAAGAATTTACAAGATACACTAGTTCGGATAATAGACAATATTATAATACTAGACCAAACTCTCAACAAACTAACGTATTTTTTGACTCGGTAGTTATTCCAAATTATAATTTAGCGAAAGAATTTGTTAATGATTTGGCAAAACAATTAACTCAATATAAAGATAGTGATGGTACTATAACAGTTACTATCGACGCTAGTTGTTCTGCACCTGCGAGTCAATCTTATAATGTTGAATTAGCAAAAAGAAGAATTGCTTCGATTATTAAGTTTTTTGAAGAAAGTGATGTGTTAAAACCATTTTTGTCAAAACAAAAGTTATTACTTAAAGCAACAACCGTATACGGTGAAAACGCTCAGGTATTACAATTTGATGCGGTTACTAAAGCCTATAAAATTGGTACAAATGTAAATTGTTCTGATAGTGATACTAATGCCGTTGGAGGAGATACTCAAGTTGGTGCTAATGATATTACTACTACAAATGCAATGGCTTGTAGACGAGGTTATGTCAAAACAATAGTACCAACAATTAAACAACCTACAACAACTCCACCGGCACAATACACAACAATTGTTGAGGAAAATAAGGTATTAAAAACGGTTACTGAAGAAGTTGTTTCACAAGAATGGAAACCAAGGGATAACATTACTAAACGTGTGTTAAGAGCTTTATTATCGGAGTGTGATTACTTTGAAACAATAAAAGCTGAGACACCTATGGTTTATGATAATCTTAGAGATAAGTTAAAATTTTTCCAACCAGCATTCCATTCAACAACACCTGAAGGATTAAACTCTCGTCTTACATTTTTACAACAATGTATGAGACCGGGAGATACTATTCCAACAATTAAAGATATCGCAGGTAAACAACAATTACAATACAATAATGCAACGAATACTTCATTTGGTGCACCGCCGGTGTTAGTATTACGTATTGGGGATTTTTATAATACAAAAATTATACCTGAATCATTAAGTCTTGCGTATGAATCGTTAGATATTAATCCTGAAGGGATTGGTATTCAACCAATGATTGCGAATGTGACTTTAGGGTTTAAATTTGTGGGTGGTAGTGGATTAAAAGAATCTATTGATAAATTACAAAACGCGTTAACATTTAATTATTATGCTAATACTGAAATTTGGGATGATAGAGCGGATGTTACAGCACAAGAAGATTTCTTAAAAGTTTTAGATAAAGAATTTTTAGCAATGGCATCTCCTCCTCAGGCACCGGCAATTAATCAAGCCGCAGTTGAGAATGGGCAAAACAATAATAGTACTATTGGTGTTACTTTAACAAATGTTATATCCGGAAATACTGAAACAGGTACTCTTAGTTATTCTGACTTTATGGTTAAATTTGTTAATGAAACTCAAACATATTTCCAAACGGTTGTTAATAAAACAAAAGAAAGTGTTAATCAATATAATAATGCGGTTAGACAACAATGGATGTTAGAACGTTCGTATACTCAAGGTAATTTTGGGGTTTCAGAAACTAAATTGGTTTTATTTGGAAAACCAAGTAATGTTGAAAAAAGATTTGACTCAATTTTTGGTGAATTAGAATCGAACATTCAAAGTGGTGATGAAGGTTTTATTAAATTCATGTCGTCAACTGTTTGTAATTTTTCACCAAAAGTAATTCGTCAATTAAAAGAAAATTATAAGAATTTAGTTAAAAACAAACGAGCGTCATTTCAAAACGCAATTACAAAAATAACCCAAGATATTACAACCGCAGAACAAACATATATTCAAACAATTGGAAGGGCGAATATAATAATTTTTGATGGTACAACGGATTATGTTACCGGTACTGATGGATATCAAGCAAAATCAGGCCCGGTTAAAGTATATGTGACTAGTGGGACATCTGATGTTCATACAACATCTACAGGGGCGTCTAATACGTTAGTGGAACTAGCTAACGACATTAAAAAAATATACGATGGTATTCAAGAATTTAATGTTCTTATTTGGAGTGAGACTGAATTTATTAATCCTTCAGATAAATTAGCGTATAAAGGTGTTTTAGTTTTTGAGACGGATACTAAAGGTAAATCTGTTGATAGTACAATAACGGTTGAAAATGTGTTTAAACCATTTAGTAAAAATACACAATTTGAAGATAATATTTTTAGAAGAGTTTATATGGTAGTTTCTGACGATGTTGTTGATACAAAAAAATATGAAACATTTAAAACTGCGATGATTGGTAATATTATTAACAATAGTGGTTTACTAAGTGGTGGTTTTGATGATGTTGAGGCTAAGTTTGATAATTATTGGGTTACTCAAACAAGACCATTATTTGTTAATGAAAATAATATTACAAAGGCATTTGTTGATGATGTTGAGAAAAATAAATTGAAAAATTATTTAAAATACACACCATTTGACAAAAAAACAAGGGTATTAACATATACAACAGAAACGGATGGAACTGATAATGATAAAAAATCACAAAAAACTATGATATCATCATTAGCGGATACAACAAATAGAAATACGGATAATAATAAATGGAACTCTGAAGATGGGGTTTCAGCATCGGCATACATATCAAAAGTAAAACTTAATTAATGGCATTTCAATATTGGAATAGGTATAGTGAATTTTTAATTAACGGTGAACAAACCGTTGTACCTTACGTGCAGTTACCTCAAAAATCTACGGATAAGGCCTTTATTTATAAAGTGGGTAGAAGTCGATTAGATAAAGTATCTCAAGATTATTATGACTCACCATATTTTGGGTGGTTAATACTCCAAGCTAATCCTCAATTTGGTGGTTTAGAAAACACCATTTATGATGGAGCGGTATTGATTATACCATTTCCATTACTACCTTCATTACAGGACTACAAGGGTGCGATAGAAAATCATTTTTATTATTATGGCAGGTAACTTAAGAGCGGACAACAACGGAGATATATTGGTAGAGTTTGATTACAATAATATTATTGTTGTTGACCCTAACAAAACAATTGACTCAGCGGGTAAAATACAAGAAAGATTAATAGACCATGAGAGTTTAGTTATGTATGCGAATTTGGAAGCGGAAGTTCTTCCAAGAACTAAACTTGCGGTAGGAGGAAGTCCTGAAGATAGAATTAGAACAATTTCTGTTGCTAAAATGAATTTTTTAAAACCAACTAAAGATTCGTTTTTAGGTGTAGGGTATTATGATGAGTTAACTGGAGAGAATACAACAAAATTCAAAGGAGATAATCAAATGATGGAAAAGGCGGTAGTTCCAAAAGATGGTGATACACCTTATGTTATTAGTTCTCCGGCAAATTTAAAAGATGTTTTTGATAATGGATTATTAGGTATTACACAAATTAATGTTACTACTAATTCATCATTTGTTCCTTCGGTTACGATGGAGTTGGAAGACGTTCAAGGTAAAGCATTATTTCAATTAGGGAATAATTCTCCATATGCTGCGTTTTTTAATTTACCATATCCACCATTTTATTTAACCTTAAAAGGGTTTTATGGACAGGCAATTAGATATCAATTAAATTTAGAAACTTTTAATGCTAGATTTAATTCGTTCAGTGGTAATTATCAAGTTAGTTTAAAGTTTAAAGGATATAAGTTTAATGTACTTAATGAAATCTCAATGGGGCATTTACTGGCGGTTCCGCATATGTATGGGCAAACTTTTAATGTTTCAACAACTCCGGGAGGTACTCAAGAATCAAACAAAGCGGCTGAATCCCAATCAAGTGTACAAGGTGTTGTTACTAAAAACAACTCACAAAGTGGTGATGCTTTTACAACTCAAATAGTTTCAGAAAGAGGTTATCAAAAAATTGCTGAGGTTTATAGTGAATATAAATCTAAAGGATTAATTGCTCCTGATTTACCTGAATTAACGGTATTTCAATTAATGACTAAGTTAAGTACGTTTGAGAATAATATAATGAATTCGTTTCCTAAGGCCAAAGTTGAACCTTTGACAAATATTCGAAATTATAAAGAAATTCTAAAACAATATTTTTCTTCCGTTAGAGGTGCTAATGTTTCTTGGTTTAATACTTATCTTGACCCAAAACCAATTATTTTAAATAATACAAATGAAAGGATTTATGTTTTCAAAAAATTAGAACCGAAAGCAAAAAATGATGCGATTGAATTATTAAAAACTTATGTAACTAAATTTAACAAAGCGTTGGCAGAAAATGCTACTTTAGGTGATAATGGTGAGTCTCCAATACCAAACCCAATTAAATATGTTAACCTTACCATTGAGTTAGCGGATGGGGCAATTAATTGGAAGGAAACAGTTAGAGTACAAACAGGTAAAGCATTACCAACCGAAGATGATATCAATGCTCTAAAAGAACAAATATACCAAACAAAAATTCCAATTGTTGAATTAAAAGATGTTAATGGGAGAAAAACACCTGAAGTCGTGCCTCCTACTTATTTTATATTTGAAGGTAATAATAGATTTGATAGTCAAATTTCATTACTTGAAACTAATGCCAATAAAAAATTATCAGAATATGAGTCATTAATTTCTGCTGAATTATTGAGAAAAATTGAAGATACCTCAACAGGATTAGGTTTTACCCCTACCGTAAGAAATATGATTGCCGTTGTTATGGCGTCAGCAGAGGCGTTTATTCGTTTATTAGATGATGTACATACAAATGCTTGGAATGTTAAATATGACCCTGTTAGAAAACGGGCAATTATGGACAATACGTCATCCGCTCAAAGTTCAGAAACAAGACAAAATTTTGAGATATCTACGAGTGCTCAAGAATCAAATCAAGGATTATCAAATGCTAAAGAGCCTGTTTACCCATGGCCGTTATTTTTTGTTGAAACACCTGAAGATAAAAAAGGTAGATTCCAATTAAAATATATTGCGGACCCAACGGTTGTTGACTTAACACAAGGATACTTGTTTGATAAATGGCCTGAAGTTGAATTTGTTGAGGAGTATATGAAAGGTATAACACAAAAATTCAGTGTACCAATTGCCCCACCACCATTAGATAATGAAAGAGATACTAATAGAATTAACATTAATGCAATTGAATTTCCGTCAGCAGGATTACCATATGTTAATAAAGAAGAGGTAAAATTCTTTTATGAAATTTGGGAGAGACAATTTTTAACCTCTCATTATTCAGGACTAATTAGAGCAAACTCTAATCAGATTGATGAATTAATTAAGTTAAATGTTGAGGCTGAGGTTAATAATATTGTTAAAGGTCTTGGAATAAGTTCCCCATATCTAACGTTAAAACTTAAAAATTATAATTTAAAGGCAAATTCATATCCTGAGTTCTTGAGTACTATTTCAAATAATGGTACCGGAAGAGCGTATCAGGATTATATTCGTGATTTCTTTGTCACACCATATATTAAAAATTTGGTGGATAACTCGTATAGTATTTTATCAACATCAGATATTGGAAAAATACCTCAAGTAAGTACTAAATCGTTAGCACTTGAAACATTGTTAAAAAATGCGTCAAATGAACCATTGGTTGTGGATACATTGCCATATACAGACCCTACGTGGTGTTTAACTAATTTAAGTTCAAGTAATAAATCTGTGGGTAACGAAGTTTATAACACAAAGAAAACTTTAAAAATATTTGAACCAAGAAAAATTATTTCAAATTTTAATGATGTTTATGATTTTACAACTAATAGACCGGTTACAAATTTTTCATTTTATCAAAATGAAAATCCGTCATTAGTTGCAGTACAATTTAATTTATTAAATCCTTATGGGTTTGTTGATTTTTATAAGACTCGAGAACCTAAAAATTTTATTGCGACTGAAGGGTATTGTAATTTTACGACACCAACAAATCAGTTACCATTCAAAACCACAACTTCTATGTTGAATACACCGTATTTTGTTAATTCAATAATAAATGGTGTTCAAAATAATAGAAGGAGTGACCCATATCCATATGTTCAATCAGCTTACCTTTTCTTAAATTCATTACCATTAGCAACTTTAAGAGAGAGATATAAAACTAATACGGGAACTTTTGTTGATGAATTAGATTATATTTCATCTTGTTTGAAAAAATTTGGTGCAATTCATAAATTACCTTATGCTTGGATATTAAAGTATGGTTCAATTTGGCATCGTTATAAAAAATACAAAGAATCTAACGTTGATATTTTAACAACGTCTTGGACTAACTTTGACTACACAACAAATTATAGTCCTATTTTAAGTTCAAATACTCAAAACTATCAGTTTAAATATAATAGTGACCCTGTTTCAATAACATTACAAGAAGAGACACCGATTACTGCGAATATGAATATTGGATTTTATCCTAAAGTAATTAATGACTTCAACGTTTTTTATAATGGGTTTGAATTGTATGATAATTACACTAACGCTGAAATTCAAAAAAGCGTGGATGGTGGGATGAAGTTGTTTAACTATAAAGATTCTAATATAAAGGCAAACCAAAATGGTAAGTCATTAAGTGTTACGACATATTCGGTTTTACTTAGTAGTAGTAATTATTATCCTGAAGTTAATTGTAATCCTGTTAATAATACTAAGGGTACCGACTATTTTGTAGTTCCGTCATTTGGTAATAGTCTAAATCAATCTGAGATTGCTTGTATTGGTGATTTAACAACAGGTGACAATA